AATGAGAGCATCCTGACCGTCCGGGACGAACTGCGCCCGACCTTCGTCGCCCTGCGTAACTATGGCAATGAAGCCACTGATGTGTGGNANGGCNTCNCCTCGACCGTATCAAATGCATTCAAAAACATGGAAGATGCCCTGGTCGAGTTCGTCCGTACCGGAAAGTTTTCGTTCTCGAATCTCGTTGACAGCATCCTGACAGACCTCGCCCGGATCGCCGTGCGCCAGTCCATTACCGGACCGCTCGCCTCGGGTCTGGCCGGCGCATTATCCGGCAGCGGCGGCGAAGGCGGCCTCGCCGATCTGATGGGCTCCTCCGGAATGGGCTCGCTGGAATTTTCTATGTCAAAAAATGGCAACATCTTCAATAACGGGCGCCTCGTAGCCTTCGCCACAGGCGGCCTCATCGTCAATCGCCCCACTTGGTTTCCCATGGCTAACGGCGGCGTAGGGCTCATGGGCGAAGCGGGACCGGAAGCCGTCATGCCCCTGACGAGGGGAGCGGACGGAAAGCTCGGTGTGAAAGGAGCAGGCGGCGGAAATCAGGTCNNTGTCAACATCCATATTATCAACAATAATGGCTCGCAGGTATCGACCGAGAGCCGGGAGACGCCCCAGGGCATGGATATCGAAGTTATGATCGATCAGGCCGTAGCCGGTAATATCAGCGGACATGGCAAATATGCAAACAAGGCATTGCGCCAGAACTTCGGAGCGCGTGGGAGGTTAATCCAGAGATGAGCATACCCGTATGGCCGGCCACTCTGCCGCAATATCTGAATACGGATGGCTATAACGAAACCCCAGCCAAACTAAACGAGCGGTCAGCCATGGACGTGGGGCCTGCCAAAGTCCGCCGCCGATCGACGGCGGGAGCAAGACCGGTCAAGGGCAAGATCCGTGTAACAAAAGAGCAACTGGAAACATTCGAGACTTTCTACAATAACGACCTCGCCTCCGGATCGCTCCGTTTTCAGTGGACGAAACCGACAGACGACCAGACAGCCGTTGAAATGCGCTTCACCGAGGAATACGGGCAATCAACTTCGGACGGCATCAATTTCGATATCAGCATGTCCCTGGAGATCCTGCCATGACGACCTTATCTCTCAACTTCCGCCAGGCTGCTTACGCTCAGGAAACCGGGCGCGTGCTGATCTGCCTTTTGACCCTCACCCACGAGGACCTGACCGAGCCGATCCGTCTGAGCACCGATCCCACGCAGAGGATCGCGGAATATACGACCGATACCGAAGTCGTCTACGGCACCGTCAGCCGGGGGAATACCTACCTGTTTCTGCCCATGCGGATCCGCCTGCCGAATGAATCGGACGAAGGCCCCGGCGAGATGACCATCGAGATCGATAACGTACACCGGACCTATACCGAAACGATCCGGAGCCTGGTCACCCCCGTAATCTGCAATACGGAAATCGTCATGGGCGGCGCCCTCGATACCGTGGAGGTGCAATGGCCGGAATTTGCGATCAACAATATCAAATACAACTCCACAACCATCACCGGCACCCTGAAGCTGGAATTGCTGGAGCGCGAACCTTTTCCGGCGGGCACGTTCACCCCCGCCTATTTTCCGGGGCTTTTTTGAATGTACTGGACTGATAATTATATTGAGATCCCTTTCAAGTGCGACGGAGAAATGCGAGAAACCGGCGTGGATTGCTGGAAACTCGTCTGCCTGATCTACCGGGAGCGCCTGGGGATCATCCTGCCGACCTTCACGGGTATCTTTCTCGATCACAGTCAGGAGACCTTAAAGGAAGTCTCGCGGACCATGAAAGAGGAAAAACAGAAATGGATCAAAGTTGAAAAACCCGCCATCTATGATGTCGTCCTGCTACGCACCGGCATAATGAGCAATCATGTCGGTCTGGTCCTGGATTCCCGCCGCATGATCCACATTATGGACGGAATTGATAGCTGTATCGAAGAATACACCGGTCTCCAATGGAAAAACCGGATAGAGGGATTTTACCGCTACCGAGTGAAAGTGAATGGTGAATAGTGAATAGTGAATGGTATACAGATAGTAACAGGTTACAGGTGACAGGTGACAGGCAAGAGTCACCCGTTACCCATCACTCGTTACTTCCGGTCGTCGTCTCCCCTGCGCCCTTCAAGGCCCCGAAAGTCATGACGGCTCCGCAGGGCCTCAGCATCAAGGGTATTATCGATCAGATGTACGAAGCCTCCGGAATCCCGATGGAATGCCGGGACTATGCGCTCATCGTCGAACTGAATGGCGAGCCGATCACCCGCGACCGCTGGAACATCATCCCAAAAATGGATGACCACGTCCTGATCTGTCTGCCCGTGCATGGCGGAGGAGGAAAGAGCCCGCTACGCATTGTTTTGACTATAATCGTTATTGTCGCGTCTATTTATTTCGGAGGTATATTGGGCGGCGCGATAGCCACATCTTTCGCGCTTAGTGCTGCAGCTGCCAATACAGTTACGGTGTTGTCTACAATGGCCCTCTCCAGTGTCGGCATGATGGCCGTCAATGCCATTGCCCCTCTCAGCCAGTCCTCTGCCCTGGCGGCTCAAAACAAAACCTATTCCGATAGTCCGACCTATTCCATTGCGGCCAATACAAACAGGGCTAATCAATTCGGCTCAGTTCCCGTGGTTCTGGGCACACACCGCCAATATCCCCCTTACGGTTCCAAACCATATACAGAGATCATCGGCAATGAAGAATATCTCCGGATTCATTTCATCTGGGGGTACGGCCCGCTAAAAATTGAGGACATAAAGCTGGNTGATACGCTGCTTTCCCAATACGCGGATTACGAGATAGAAACCAGGGAGGGTCGTGTAACTGACGATCCCCTGACCCTGATCCCGAATATCGTCTATCAGGACCAGATCGGTGTGGAACTGAAGGCATCCAATGGCCGCCTGATCCGCACCCCCCACGCCGGTGTGGACGAACTGAGCGTTGATATTTCATTCCCACGGGGCCTTGTGCNGTTTGATGATTCCGGAAACAGGGCAAGCATCACCGTGCAGGTCCAGGTAGAATACCGGGAAGTCGGCACATCCGGATGGTTTATTGCCGATGTTGGATTCACAAGCACCGGTCAGACTACATCTGCCTTGCGCTTCGGTGGAAGATGGAAGGTCGATCGTGCCAAAAACTATGAAGTGGCCCTGACCAGAATCACAGCAGATTCATCCGACGATAAAATACTCGATAATGTTTATTGGACCGTCCTGCGCGGATTCCTGAATGAGCACCCGACATCGTTTCCTTTCCCGCTGGCCCAGACCGCCCTGCGCATCAAAGCGACCGATCAGCTAAACGGAATTATCGATAACCTGAACGCCATCGTTTCCAGCTACGCACCGACCTGGAACGGATCGGCCTGGACCGGCGAGGCCGTCACCAAAAATCCGGCGGCATTATATCGCCTCGTCCTCATGCACCCGGCCAATGCACTGGCACGGACAGCCGCCCAGATCGACGATGCCACTCTGGGCGAATGGTACGATTTCTGTGTAACCAAAGGGTATGAATTCAACATGATCCGCGATTTTACCGCCTCGGTCCCGGAAACGCTGATGGATATAGCAGCTTCGGCCAGAGCGGGAATCAGTGTGCCTGACGGCCTCTGGAGCACGATCAAAGATTCCGGTGATCAACCCGTCATCCAGCATATCACCCCACGAAACTCCTGGGGATTCGAGTCGGAACGGAACCTCTTTTATCCGCCTCACGCCCTGCGGGTGAAATTTAAAAATCAGGACAAGGGCTACGAATGGGACGAATGCATTGTTTACGATGACGGCTACAGCGCATCCAACGCGACCCTGTTTGAGTCCATCGAACTGCCCGGTATTACCAAATACGATCTTGTCTGGAAACTGACGCGGTACCATATCGCCCAGGCCCGCCTTCGCCCGGAGACTTATTCCGTCTATCAGGATTTCGAGCACCTGGTCTGCCGGCGCGGTTCGAAAGTGCGCGTCTCGCACGACATTCCCCTCTGGGGCGGCGGCTGGGGGCGCGTGAAATCCGTCATACCGCTAACGTCCGACGTCNNCNTGTCCGACATGACTTGCAAACTATCAGTGGCGAGCGGGCATGCCTTTATCACAAACCCATCGGTAGATCTGACCCCATACATCGGTAACAAAATCACGCTAACCGACACAGCGGGGAAGAAATTAATCGGATGGATCAAGGCTGCAGGAACGGGGGAAACTTACGGGTCGGAGCTAATGAATGATCCGGGGTTTTCTGATACCTCCAAATGGACTAAAGTCGGCACGGCTACTGTATCCGGAGGAACGGCGAATACAGTAGCCAACGATGATGGCGTTAAACAGGCAATACCCCGAACGCTTGGGGCACTTTATCGTTTAACTGGAAATGTTCCGGCGGTTACGGGATCAGCCAAAGTATTGGTTGCTCTTTCCCAAAATGTTTACACTTTAAATATAGCGGCAGATTATACATTATATAAAACCGCAATTGAAACCGGGGATACCTATCCCGGAATTGTTCAAAAAGGGACCGGTACAACAACGGTTGATAATTTTTCCGTCAAGCAGGTCCTCACCCCTTCCGCAACCGGCGTGACCATCGTATCCAGCCAAAACGGATCGACCTATGATTGGGCATCCGAGGAAACCGACTTCATCCAGAACGATACGAACTATGATGTAACGATCACGGCGTATGTCGACACCTCAAAAACCACAGGAATAGTCCTGGATGACAAAATCATAATCGAGACCGGGAAAAACTATGCCTGCCGCTTCCGTCTGGCCGATGAGAGCAATACCAGCCTGTGCCTATCAGTTCTGAATACGCCGGGCGAGATATCGAACCTCTTGTTTCAGACAGAAATTCCCGCCGCGTCCGGTCCCCAGGCGGGAGATCTCGCCATGTTCGGCGAGGCCGAAAGAGAAACCGTCGAACTCCTCGTAAAATCGATTGAGAGAAGCGATAATTTTACGGCGCGACTGATCATGGTCGATGTCGCGTCGGCCATTTACGATGCCGATAGCGGCACAATCCCGGCCTTTAATTCGCAGATCACAAAGCCGGTGGATATCACCAAAGTCGCCCCCGCCATCCCTTCTATCGCGGCAATCAAATCGGGTACGTCAGCCCTCGAAGTTTTTTCCGGCACCGTACGGGCTCGCATCATCGTAACCATTGCGCCGGGATCGAGCAGCGTGCGAGTCGGAAAATACCGTGTCCGTTATAAACCCGTTTCCGATACAGCCTGGGCCATAGTGGAGACGCCGGCGGAAAACCTCTCCGCAACCCTGCCGGAAGTATCGGAGGGAACCACCTATATGATCCAGGTGCAGGCGGTCAGCATTTACGGCATTGAATCCCCCTGGTCTGGCTCCAGCTCGGAAACGGCCATCGGCCAGACCGAAAACCCTAACGATGTGACCGGCTTCAGCTGCAATGTAGTGGGTCCAACCGCTCACCTTTCCTGGAACCCGAATACCGATCTGGATCTGTCCCATTACCGCATCCGCTGGAGCGCGGCCACATCTGGCGCGTCCTGGGGCGCGGCAGTCGATATCGTGGAGCGAGTCGGAAAACCGGCCACCTCTGTGACCGTTCCGGCTATGGTCGGAACCTACCTGATCAAGGCAGTCGATTACGCCGGATATGAAAGCAGCACAGCCGCCCAGGTAGCAACGAGCATTGCTCGCGTGGCCGGCCTTAATTACATCATCAATCTCACCCAGCCCACCTGGACCGGCACCGGAGAAAATGCGGAATATGATGCCGGTTTGGGCGGAATCGTAATCTCATCGACGGATAACGTCCTCGATGCCGCCGAGGGGACCTACACGATCACAAATAAAATCGATCTGGAGGGCATTTTCACTGTCCGTGCCTCTGCATCAATGACCGTGAGCGGAACCGATCTGGCTTCGGATCTGTATGATGCCACCGATCTGTACGCGATTGCCAACCTCTATGGAGTCGATGAGGGAGATTTCTCCGTGGGTATTGAATTGCGGACGACTAACGACGATCCGGACGGCACGCCGACATGGTCGGACTGGAAACCATTCATTGTCGGAGACTATACGGCTCGCGGATTCCAGTTCCGCCTGAAGCTGTACGGCCTGCTCCCCCACGCGACCCCGATTGTTGAGGCCGTGACTATCACGCTGGACATGGAAGATCGCATCTATCCGTTCAGCGCTACCGTGGACGCGGCAGGATCGACCATCAGTTTTTCACCCGCTTTTTACGCCGCACCGGAGATCGGAATTTCAATCCTGAATGGTCAGGCGGGAGATACCTACACCGTCACCAACAAAACCGCGCAGGGATTTCATATAGCGTTCACCAATGGCGGAACCGGCGTTTCGCGAAACATCTCGGGAATCGCCCGAGGCTACGGAAACAAGGAGGTATAAATAAATGAGTCAGGTGGCAGATTATAACGTACCGGGATCACCTTTGGGAATGGCCGCACTCGCCACGGCGCTTGAANATATATTCGCCGCCCTAGGGAGCTTTAACAGGGGCCCGACGGCTCCTTCCAATCCATACGAAGGTATGGGCTGGTGGGATTCTTCGGCGTCTCCGGTAGAGACATTCAAAAGGTATTCGGTTACAGCAGGCTGGATCTCCTTGATCCAGGTGAATACGCCCACAGGCGCGTTCAGCTTTGTCGGTGAAGCCAAGGCGACATTAACAGTTGCCGGGGACATCCTTTATGCCTCCGCAGCGAACACCCTGGCGCGACTGGCCAAAGGATCGGCACGCCAGGTTTTGGGAATGAATTCTGGAGCCACAGCACCCCAATGGATTGATTCCCTGCAATCACTAATGACCGTTGCAGGCGATATTCTCTATGCAGCGGCTGCCAACTCACCGGCGCGGCTGGCCAAAGGTACGGCCTATCAGCATCTCGGGATGAATTCAGGGGCTACTGCCCCGGAATGGCAGGCCTCCTTGCAGGCCATTCTAACCGCT